ACCTCAAGATTTTTTTCTATATTTTCAAAATCAAGTTACACCTAAAAACCCCTACTATTCGTCTTAGTAAGGGTATCTTAGTTGTTTTACTTTATTTAGTTTCTTTAATTTCTTCAATTTCTTTAGCTTTTTTTTTCATTGATTTAATTTGTTCTTGTTCTATTTCATCAGACACTAGTTCATGATAAGCCTTATGTAAAGCATCTTTTTTAAACAGTAGGAATTGTAGTTCATCTATTGGCATATCGATTATACCATCTACAATATTGGTATTAATCTCTTTGATTAAGGCTTTAATCTGTTTTTTCATTATTATTGTTATTAGTTAATAATTGTGTTAATTGAGTAGCTCTTTTAAGTAAGGCTTGTGTATCTGCGTCTTGTATTTCTTCTATATCTTCTTTGTTATGACCGTACTTATAAAACATATCAGTTAGTTTACCCATATGTTCTAGTAGTAGTTTCTTACCTGCGAATACGGCTTGTGGGTCTGTACTAGTTAATTCATCCTCTAGTAGTTTAAGGAGGAATTCTGGGTTATATTCTACTTTTTCATTTGGCATAAATTCTTTGTAAACTTTATTAATTTCTCTTTGGAAGCGTTTATCTGTTTGTAGTTCATTTGCTAGGTATATAGAGTATCTATCGCTTCTAGGTGCTTCTGAGGGGTAACTATGGTAGCAAGACTTACGTAGATTGTTAAAGGTTGGGCTGTTGGGGTTCGCATATAAGTGAGCTATGAAGACTGCTCTTGGGCTTAATTGTGTACCTTTGTTTCCTTGTAATTTCTTCTTTTTTGGCTTGTGCTTTTCTAATTGCTTTTCTTTTTTCGATAATAGCTGGTGCTTCTTTTTTGGCATATTTAATTGCTAATTCTAAATCGTAGAAATGTTTAGACTTGTTATGATACTTTTTATGTTTATCAGTATCACTAACCATAAAATAAACAGCATAAAAGTCGTTTTCTAAGCATCTAATACTAATATTTAGTAATGTATGTCTATCGAGTTTCTTCTTCATATTTATATACTTACATATATAGTATAGCAAATAAATATATAGATTGTCAAGGGTGGTTTTTAGCTGTTTTATTTATTGAACAGAAGAATTCGGTTAAAAACCCTTTATAAAAAACAGTTAATGTCAAGTTAGTTAATTATTTATATTAATAAGTTTATATATTAACTTATTAAGACTGATGATTAACTAAGTAAGACTAAACAATCCTCGAAAGATAAGAAATGGCTCGCTCAGACTTTGCCCCTCTAGACGAATAGTTTAGATAGAACATAATACAGGTACAGTTAAATTGACTCTAGGATAATGTTATTTTTTCCTGAGACTTATATTTTAACCTTTTTTACTGCCTAATTTTTAAAGAACATTCATCTAGATATAATAACGTAGTGTCTAAGTCTCCTCGATGAGATGAAGTATCCGTGTCGAATTTAACTCCTCACAACTTGCCCCCGAGGTTTCCCTCCTTGCATTACGTTATCAAATATATCACGTTGTGAGTCAGACTGTCTATATTTGATAATTGCTCGTAAGCCCTCCTGTTGATTCAGGTATTAATCTTTAAGTAAAACTTAAAAACTAATATCTGAAATAAAAAGCTGTTTTTATCTTACATATCAATTATACCAAACTCAAACATCAAATGTCAAGTTTATATACATATATAACATAATTTCCCCTTGACAAATTAACATTATATGTGCTATAGTAAGTATGTAAGAGATAAGCAAGCCATATGTTCGAGAAAATTAAAGATGTGTTAAAAAGAACAATTAACTTAAATCAATTAAAACAGGGTTTTTGGGATTATTTCTTATATTCTAATAAAAAAGACTTTATTATAACATATTATGGAATACCCATTGCAGAGATTAGGTTCTACAGAGGAATTAAAAACGAAGAAGCGATTATTTCAAGAATTAGACAAGATAGAGAAAGAGCTAAGGAAGAGGAATTACAAGAACGATTGTAAGGCTTTCATTAATGATTTATGTAAGATTAAATTAGAAGGTGGAGGAATAGATTCTTTTAAGTTATGGGATTATCAAGAAGAGATTATTGATGAAATAATGACATATAAGAAATTATGTTATCTTAAATCTAGACAGATGGGTTTTTCTTGGTTAATGGCAGCTATTATATTATGGATGCTTATATTTAAGGAGTATGTTACTATAAGTATAATGTCTAAAGGGGAAGATGAGGCTAAGAAGCAGTTAGAGAGAGTTAAGTTTATGTATAGACAGTTGCCTGCTTGGATTACACCAAATATAGAGAAAGGTGGAGACAATGCACAGACATTTAAATTAGTTAATGGTAGTATTATTAATAGTTTAACTGCAGGTGGTAGCGGAGGACGTGGAGATACAGCTTATTTTACTTTATGGGATGAAGCAGCTTTCTCACCTAATGATGAAGAGATATTAAAGAGTTTAAAGCCAGCAGCAGAAAAAGGTATATTTGTTATACAGTCTACGCCTAATGGTATGGGGAATGTATTTCATCAAAAGTATGGAGATGAAGATTTCTTTAGTAAGAAATATCTTTATGATAGAAGGAGTGATAGAGATGAAGATTGGGCTAGAGCTAATGGTAAGTATAGTGAGGATACTAAGATTAGAAGAGATTTTGCACAAGAGTACGGAGGAGATTTTGTTGGTTCTAGTTTAAATGTTTTTGATTTGGATATATTAAAGGAATATAGGACAATGGTTAAACCTCCATTAAGAGAGGTTGATGGTTTAAAGATTTGGGAAGAACCTATTTTAACTGAAAGTTATGCAATGGGAGTTGATGTGGCTAATAATGTGTTTAAAGGAGATTATTGTGCTTTTAGTATTGTTAAAAAAAGTACTACTGAGGTTGTGGCAAGGTTTAAGAAAAGAATGTTAGCAACAAAGTTTGGTCCTCGCATATTAGAAGTTAGTAAGATGTATAATAAAGCATTAACAGCAGTAGAAAGGAATAATCATGGTATAGTTGTACTTGACTATTTAAAGAAACATGGTTGTAATCTTTATTACCAGAAATTTTATGATAACTTTGGAGATAAATGGACAAGAAAGATAGGTTGGTACACAGATGGTAAAACTAAACCTTTTATGATAGATGAATTAGAAGAGACAATAAGAAATAAAGCTATTTCTATCTATGGGGATGGTACAATAGATGAATTAGAGGTATTTGTTTATTTAGAAGAAGGAAGGACAGAAAAAACTGGTAGTTTACCAAATAAACATGATGATTTAGTTATTTCCTTAGCTATAGCACTACAAGCGTTAAAAGATGTTACAATGCCTAAGGTGATTAATAAGGATAGAATGTATGATGAGTATGGGAATTATTCATCAATAAAAAAGAAGAAGAAAAGAAAACCAAGATTTGGGAAAAGTTGTTATTATTAAAAATGTACTTGACAAATAAAGAACAACTGTGTTATAATACTTGTGTAAAGTAAAAAAACTATGCAGAAAAAAACTATTAAAAATATATTACAGAAAGAAAACAAGAATGATTTGCACCCAGTTCTTATCAGACTTAGCTCTATGCGTGATGTAAGAGGAAAGTATGATGAGAAGTGGGAAAGTGAGTTAAAAGATTATCAAAATGAAGATTCTACTAGTAGCTCAGAGGATAGCCCAGACGATTATCGCTCTTCTCTCAAAATCCCTACACTTACAGGGCTAGTTGATACTAAATTAGCTGATGAACTCAAACTCCCATTTATACCTGAGTTCTTACCAGAAGGCAAGGACTCCATACCATTTAGAGAAATAAGAGGTAAAATCTTTGACTCTGTATGGCACAATATTAAAGGTAATAAACATAGGCAAATTGCTTTACACCAAAAGAATATCTTTGGTGACTCTTTTATAATGGCTATTTGGCGTACGGAAACGAGAGAAGTCAAGACTATTGTGGGGATAGATGATAATAATATGCCTGTTTATAAGTCAAAGACAATTATACCTTATGACGATATTAAGTTATTTAATGTTGAGCCTAGATATTTATTGTTTGATTACTCTACGGAGAGTATTAATGATTGTATGGATTGTGCTTATGATAGGGTTATAAGTAAAGAGAGTTTTACTGATTATTATGTCGGTAATGGAATGTTTAAACAAGAAGAAGTGCAGAACGCATTAAAAAGTAGTTCTACACAATATTCATTTGAAACAAAGTACGAAGATGAAACAAGAGAAGATGAGAATATGGTAAACTTAGTTGATTACTTTAATGTAATAACTGATACTTATATGGTTATTGCTAATGGTTTTATTATTTTTGATGGACCTATGCCAATCAAGATGTTACCATTTGTACATTATAGAAATAGATATAAAACTGGTAGTTTTTATTCTTCTAGTGAAAAAGACGTTATTAAAGACATTATAGAAGAAAAAGATGTACATAGAAATATGATTATAGATTATAATAAATTTAATATACATTCACCAATATTAACTCAACAAGGAGTTGAATTTGATGAAGAGAATTATGAGTTTGGTCCTGGTATTATATGGAGAGTTGGAGACACTAATGCTGTTAGAAGATTACCAATGCCAAATATTATAAATGCTCCTTTTGAAACAGAATCAATGTTTGATGCTGACATAACTAAAGTATCAGGTGTAGATATTAATGCTCTTATATCGGATAGTAGTGAAAGTGCTACTAAGACAATCAGTAAGAAGAGAAACCAATTATCAAGACTTGAGCCAATGATGAAATATAACTCTTATACTGCTGATGAAAGACTAGTTACTATTATAATGGAATATGTAGATACTTATTATTCATTACCTAGAGCTTCTACTTTCTTAGATGAAGATGAAATGGGTTCATATAAAGAATATAGAGAAGCGAGAGTTGAAGATTATGAAGTTGTTTACGGAAACGGTGGAATTGAATTTAAAGAAAAGAAAGGCGGAATCGACTTTTTTGATATTACTCCAGAAACATTAAATGGTAAATTCACTGTTAGAGTATCCACACAAGATGATATACCTGTAAGTAAAGAATTAAAGGAGCAAAAAGCATTAGAGTTATTGCAAATAATGAACGCTATACCATTGGATGAACAAGGAAAGATGCCACCTCATATACAACCTATAGTTAAGATGTTATTAGAAAGTGGTGATTTTAATAAAAAGGATTACGAGAACTTATTTACTGATAAAGAAGAAGGAGTAGACCCAACAAGAGAGCAACTTTCTGGACTAGGAGTAGAATTTAGAGGAAATCAGACACCTGGAAGAGTACCTACACCACAAGAAACACAACAGTCGTTCGGTCAAAGAGGTGTCACTAATATAAGTAATGGAGCAGAGTTAGGACAAGTAACAGCAACTAATGCAGGAGTATAAAAGTCCATTCGGAGAGTATTGTCATAATATAACACATACAACACTCACAGCAGCAGAAAGAATTGCATTAGAGACAGCATTTGAGACAATTACAGGAGTAGCTATTAATAAAGTGATAGATAGACTAGGCACAGCAGCAATGAGGAAATCATTAAGTAAGGATGGCACAGAATGGGATAAAGGACAAGTTGATATTTTAAGACAATTACGGACAGAATTTAATATAGAGGTAAAGAAACAAAAGAAAAAACAAAAAGAAAAACAAAATGTTCATTAACATATAACCAGTAAAAATGAGTAAAGACGTAACCTCCCCTAAAGAGAACGACAAAAACTTAAAAGAAAAGACTGATGTTCAAAAGGAAGCAATAGCTAACCCTGATGACAACAAAAAAGACAATCTTCGTTACCAGTCTATCGAGGAAGCCGAAAAGGCAAAGAATGAAACTGACCAAGAATTAGCTCAATTTTCTAATTTTGTAAGAGTACTTACTAAAGAAGACGCTGCTACTAAAATTGAAGCAATGTACGAACTCGAACCAGAAAAGATTAATCGTTTCTATAAGAAATCGTATGGTAAAACTTATGAAGAAGCAATAGCTGAGAAAGAAAATGCAAGTAAATATTCTGAATTAAAGGATTCTAATCCTGAACTTTATGAAATGAAGAAGGAGTTAGACGAATTAAGAGAATTAGTGAATAATGGTAAAAGTCAAAGAAGTTCTGACCTAATCGACTCGTTCGTAAGTCAAAATCCTATTATTAGTAAGGATGATTTACAATCTGAATTAGATTCTATAAGTACTAAACTACCTCTTGAACAAAGGTTAGCCAAAGCATATAAAATATTAGTTGCAGAAGGTAAAACAAATTCTAATAAAGGACAAGCTTACATTTCAGAGCTTAAAAAACAATCAGCTGGGATTGTCGCTCATGGAAAAAATCTTAGGCAAGATGTTATAAATAGTAAACCTACAGAACAAGAAAGAATTACAAATAGGTTTAACGACCCTAAAACATTACCGCCTTCGTTTAGAAACATTTAATAATAATAACTAAAAATTATGGCTAGTACATTTAAACTAAAAAATGGAGAACAAGTCAGAACAGTTATCGCTAACAAAGCTTCTGATACAGTTATCGATGCTGGTAGACTAGTTGGTATGACTGACGGACTTATAGTTGACGCTACTGCGACAACAACTGCTGTAGCATTTCTTACAAGACCTGCTGTTGATGGAGAAACTACTTGTGAAGTAACTGTTGGAAACGACTTTACTCTTGTAGGGACAACTGATGCAGTTTTCGCTGTAGCACAAAAAGGAACAACAGTAGATATTACTGCTGCTCAACTTATAGATGTTGGTGAGTCTTCTGTAGATGTATTGAAAATCGCAATAGGTAATGATGCTGGAGTTGTTGGTGCTACTACTGATGTGGAAGTGAAAATAAATAAAGTTCTATTTTAGATTATCATATTATCAATATAAGATAATCAAAAGAAAAGTAATAAGTTTAACTGTACTTACTAAAACAGTTTAAATATATAATAAATAACTAATTAATTATGGCTAGAAGTGATTACGCTTTACAAGCAGTAAAAGGAATTAAAGAGTCATTCGACAATTCTTTAGCTGCAATGCTAGAAAGTTACATGAGTATGGGAATTATAGATTTCTATAACACAAGTGAATCTTTCGAAATATTTACATCTACTGAAGCGTTAGATGGTGCAAAAGAATTAGCTGATGCTGAGACTCCTCCAACAACTAAACTTGACGATGGTTACTCTGTGAACATCAGAATGAAAAGATTTGGTGGTTCTATCACTGTTGATGAATACATGCAAAAAGAAGGACAAGATAATACAATGAAAGTTGATACTTATCTTACAAGACAAAGAAATAAACTATTAGAATCTAATAAGAAACTTTTCTTAACAGAAGCTCATAAATTCTTTAATGGTGCTTTTGTAACTACATATTATGCTGCACCTGATACTGTTGCTTTATGTGGTACTCATAGTTGGAATACTGCTGGAAGTTCTACTTTCTCAAATGCAGGAACTGCTGTGTTAAGTGAAACTGCTGTTGATGCAGTAATGGAATACGGAGGAGCATTTACAGATGCTGTTGGAGATGTTATGCCTTTAAACTTTGACGAAATTATCGTTAAAAAAGGTTCAGAAGCTCATAGAACCGCTCTTAAATTATTCGCATTTGGTATTCAGCCAACTGCAATCAATGATATTAATATTTACGAAGGTGAATTTAGAATTGTTGCAACACCATATATTACTGCTGCTAATAAACTTAACTGGTTTATGCGTGATAGTAGTCTAGATAATCCACTAAAAGTTGGTATAACTGAAATGCCTAATCTTAAAGAACCACAAGTACTTGAGAATGAAGCTATTAGAACTAATTGTACTGGATTCTGGAAACAAGGAATTGTTAATATGCCTTACGCATTCTATGGTTCAACAGGAACTGGAGCTTAAACTACTTAGTTTGCTTATTGAGGGGAGAAGAAAACTTCTCTCCTTGAGTAATTAAATTAACGAGTAAATTATGGCAAATAGTCAACAAATGTTTATGCGTGGAGGGAAATGGGTATCGCTAAAACAAATAAGAGAATTAAATAAAAAAGAAGAGGTTATATCAAAGGAAGTAGTCCCAGAACCCACACAAGACGATTTAAGCGAAGAAGAGGTTGAAGTGGAACAAGTTATCGAAGAAAACTCTTTAGAGGCTGTAACGGCTAAATATGAAGCTAAGTTTGATAAGAAAGTGCCAGTAAATAAGAAAAATAAAATAGAATGGATTATTAATAAAATTAACGAGTAAATCATGGCAAATACACAAACAACAAACGTACATGGAAAAATACAATCATTACAGCCTTCATTTTCAGAAGCTGTGACACTAGGGAGTGATGTTACATTTGATGAACCTAGAACATTATACATTGGAGGGGCGGGAGATGTAAAAGTGGACTTATTTAATAGCCCTTCAGGTGCAACTGGTACAGTATATACAGCTGTAGCAGTAGGAGATTTCCCAAGACAAGTAAGAAAAGTTTACGACACAGGAACAACAGCAACAAATATAGTATCAGAATATTAATATAAATGTATGGCTCAAATAATTGGGATAGTACTTAAATCTAGGGTTAGTGGAGCTGTACCTACTCCGTCAGGGAATTATTACGTTGATGCTAGCGGAAACTACTATGTTGATGCTAGTGGAAACTACTATATAGATGGATTAAATACCTCAGTATTAGTAGGAAGTGAAGGAAATAATTTAGTAGATAGTAGTGGTAATCAATTAGTAGGTAATTAAATAACAATAAAGTATGGCAGATAAAGCGATAAGCACGTATAGTACAAAAGCAGTACCAGTTTTAACAGATAAGCTACTGGGTTCAGATAGTGAAGATAGTAACGAAACAGCTAATTTTAGCTTAGAAGGGATAAAAGAGGCTTGCTTAGAAGCAAAAGCAGGTGTTTCAGCTTATTTACCTTCCAGTACTGCAACAACTATAACTATAGGAGGTACTTATTACCCAATTAATGGCACATTCACTAATAATCCAATAGAAAACTTTGCGACAGGTACTACATACACACCTTCTATTAAATACACAGGAGAAGCGACTAAGTATTTCAAAATAGATTGGCATGCTTCTTTAAAAGGTAATAGTGACAGTATAACCGCCAGTGTTGGTGTTAAATTAAATAATGTTTTAGCAAGTAGTAGTGTAATGGGAACACTTATTAAAACGACAGGAGAGCCTCAGGCATTGTCAGGAACTTGCGTATTAGAATTAGACACTAACGATGAGGTTCAGCTAGTAGTAACTGCAGGTAATGGTGATATAATTACATTTGGATATTTCACAACAACTATTAAACCATTTTTCGAGCGTTAAAAATTAATCAATATTTAATATGGCAAATAAAGCAATTAGTACATACGACAGTAAAGTAACACCAGTCTTAGCAGATAAATTACTAGGTAGTAACTCAGAGAATAGTAATGAGACAGCTAACTTTACATTAGAAGGAATAAAAGAGGCTATTGTCAGTGTCGATTCTGTTAATAGCAAAACAGGTTCTGTTCTTTTAACTACTGGAGATTTAACCGAAGACACAGATAAGAATTATGTAACAGACACTGAAAAGACAGTTATAGGTAACACTTCAGGGGTTAATACAGGAGACCAAGACTTGAGTACGTTAGCTCTTAAAAGCAATGTACTAGAATTGAATAATACAACAAGCTTCACACCAGATGCAGATTATGAACCAGCTACTAAGAAATACGTAGATGATAATGCAGGTTCTAACTCGCCACTTACTACTAAAGGTGATTTATATACTTACGATACTGATAATGTAAGACTTGGAGTTGGAAGTGATGGACAGGTATTAAAAGCAGACTCGAGTGAAGATACTGGTTTAAAATGGGCTGATGAGTCAGGTGGCGACCAAAGTGAATTAGAAGCGTTTATATTTATGTTATCAATGTAATAAAAAAATAATGGCAAATACATTTAAAAGGTTAGGTTCTAGTAGACCAACAGATACAAGTAATACTACTGTTTATACTACACCAACCTCAACAACAACAATAATTAAATCTATAAGAATATGTAACACTACTGACACTAGTGTTACAGCAAGAATATTTTTAGTCCCTAGTGGAGGGACAGCAGATGAAACTACTGCTATCTATTGGGAATTCGATATACCACCTTATAGTACTTTATCAGACGATGGTTCACATGTACTAGAAGCAGCAGGAACTTTTCAAGTTAGAACAGCGACTGCTAGTGCTTTGAATTTTACTATTAGTGGATTAGAAATAACAGTTTAAATATGGCAATTACTTACTCTTCAAGTACAATAAATATAGTTGGTTCAAAAGAAACCGGAACTGCCTCAAGTGGAACTTCTACTACTCTTGTAGACTCAAGTAAATCTTGGACAACAGATGACTATAAAGACAGAATGGTACTTATAACTGGTGGAACAGGTGAAGGACAAAGAAGAGATATTGAAAGTAATGACTCAACAACACTAACAGTTAAGATACCTTTTGATACAACACCAGATAATACCTCGACTTATGCTATTAGTTACTCGTTTGATGACGTTCAAGCAGCTAATGATGCTGGGAGTTGGGGAGTTATGACAACAAATGCTAATCAACATTTAATCACTTGTAAGGTTGTAGTAGGGGACGGTTCGACAGTAACTTTATTAAAAGATGTAAAAAAA